CGATCGAGGAAAAACTGCAGATGACCAGGGCCGCTTTGCAGTTGATGCTCACCGCGGAGCTGCGGGTCACCGTCTTGACCAAGGGCGGCATGCTCGCCTCCCGTGATTTCGATCTGCTCGCCTCCTCTCCGCACTCGGAATTTGCCGCCACCTTGACCACCGACGACCCAAGGGAGTCCCTGCTGTGGGAACCGGGTGCCGCCTTGCCGGAAGACAGAATTTTATCCCTGCGGATTGCCCACGCCAAGGGCATCAGAACCTGGGTTAGTTTCGAGCCGGTGTTCAATCCGGCGGCGGTCTATCGGCTGATCGACGCCACCGCCCCTTTTGTCGATTTTTACAAGGTCGGCAAGATGAATTACCACAAAAGTGCGGCGGCAATAAACTGGCCGGAATTCCGTACAGCGGTGGTCAATAAACTGGAATCGATAGGTAAACCCTACCTGATAAAAAAAGACCTGGCGGCGGCAAAATGAAAGACCTCCCACAACTCGACACCGATTTTGGCGATCTGCTCGACTTCGACCTCAATATCGACATCCCCGGCTTTACCATGGAGATGTCCGACCCGTCGGACGCCATCCAGACCGACATGGTCAGTGTCCGCCGCTATCCGCGCCCGACACCGAACCAGGTAAAATACGAACACGCCGCCGCCATGGCCGCCAACATGCCCGACCTCGACGAAGGCAACGCCCTCTATGCGGTGGTGTCCGGAAACTTTATCTTCGGCGATTTTCTCGAGGCCCTGATGGTCGAAAAAAACTATTTGGCCACCGAGATGCTGGTCGCCACCCTGTCACTCGGCAAGGAAAATGTCGATAGCCTGCGCAACCTGCGGCAGGGTGGATATGTTGAAAATCTCTCGCTGCTCGTCTCTGATTTCTGGTTTGCCCATGAGCGTCGGGCCATGGGCGGGGTGCCGTATATCGAGCAGACCCTTGGCGGCGACACTTTTTCCTTTGCCGCCGCGGCGATCCATACCAAGATCACCCTGATCAAGACCGACTGCGGCCGCCACCTGGTGCTGCACGGTTCGGCAAACCTGCGCTCCTCGCGCAATGTCGAGCAGTTCGTCATCGAAAACAATTCTCGGCTTTTCGACTTTAATCACCGCTGGATCAGCCGCTTGATGACGGCTTTCAGCACTACCCAAAAATCCACTCGAGGTGCACAACTATGGCAACAAGTACAGGAACCAACAAAAAAAGCAAGCTCGCCGATTGGCGAAAGGGCACTACCGCCGCAGCCAAAAGAAAGCCAAAAAGGCAATAGCTAACCCATGCGCGATCTCTTAGACCAGGAATTCCTTGCCGCCCTCGCCAATAAAATAACCAATTTCGGCGACCGGACCAGGTTTGTCGGCTGCGTCAACGACTGGAAGGCCGCCGTTAGTCAGTTAAACGGGGAAAGTTCCGTTGCCAACCGGAAAAACCTGGAAGAAGCGGAAGAGCGGTATATGTCCATCGTCGGAGAGATCGTCGACCGGTACGACCCGGATCCTGACCGGCAGCAGGACGAAGACGGCGGCATCAAGAAATTCAGAACCAAGAAAAACGCCCTCGAATACCTCCTCGAGGCCGGGTGGAAGATAGGCCAGAGCCAGTTTTACAAGCACTGCAAGGACGGCCTGCTTCGCCCCCAGGCAGATGGCAGCTATGCACAGAAGGCGGTGGACAAATATGCCAAGACCTGGCTGAAGCAGTTGGCCACCGGCCAGAAGGTCAACGACCGCATGGACCGCATGCAGGAGGAGAAGCTCGAGGCGGATCTGCGCGCGTCAAAATTTAAGATGGAGGAGGCGGAGTTCAACCTCGGCGTCCGCAAGAGCAAGTTTATCCCCCGCGACGATTTCGAGCTGGCCATCGTCGGCCGGGCGGTGGCCTTCATGGCCCACCTCAATCACACCGTACAAAGCGAGGCCGCCGACTGGATAGAGCTCGTCGGCGGCGACCAGACAAGGGCGCCCGAACTGGTCCAGGCGATCAGCCGGGCAATAGAGCAGCGGATGGGCGATTTCGCCGCCGATGCTGAATTTGATGTGATTTTGGAGGCGAACTAATGAGTGTGGAATTTAAGGAAGATGAACGGGTCGTTGTTAGAAAAAGGAAAATTTTATTTAATGGGGAAAAGGTTGGTGAAATAGAAGAGTCGGATAAGGGGAATAAGTATCACGCAATATTAAAGGTTGGAAAAAATGTTCTTGGTTTTAGTTGCGGTCTGGCCCAGGGGCATGGCGACACGGAAGTAGCAGCGATTGAAGACGCTTTTCGTTCTGGTGAGCAGAAAATCAAAGAATATGCTCTTGGTCTGGAAAAACTGAAAGATCTGTATTCGCAGGGGGAGTGAAATGGCATCGGGATATTCAATACATTGCGGCCATTGCGGCGCGGACGGAGATGCCAGTGAGTGGCTGGATCCGGCAATAAGCAAACTGCAGGAAGGAGTTATCCAGTGCCCGAATTGCAAGTGTCGGGTCAGACGTCGTGGGGTGAGAGGAATATTTATAAACGATCAATACTGTCCTGAAACAATCGAACTTGATATCGAGCATCCTCCTTATGAGCTGCTCGTCGATGTTGCTGTTGATCGTGGACCGTTTAGAAAACAACAGAAAAAACGGAAATAAAACTAATCAATGCCAGCCCCCAGCCAAGACATCCGCACCACCCGCACCATCCGCCTGCGCACCGCGCCGGACTGGCTGCCGGAAAAGTTCCGTCATCGGACCACCCGGCAGCGTATCCAGTTTACCCCGTCGGTGGGGGAGCGGCGGCTGCTCCGGCGGAGAAAACCAATTGCCCCGTCCCTCTGGGCACCGGCTAACCGGGTGGTCACCTATGGACCGCTGGAGGGCTCGCGCTGGGACAACGCCTTTATGCCGCATATGCGTGGCATCATGGACGCCTCGTTTTACCCGTCGGTGAAGGAAATCGGCAATATAAAGGTGCCGCAGTCGGGCAGCTCGGCCGGGGCGGAGACGATGATCGGCTATATCGCCGACATGCAGCCGGGGGCGGCGCTGATCACCTACCCGGACCGCGACACCGCCACCAAGCGCAGCAACGATTATTTGCAGCCGATGTTCAAGAATTCGCCCAGGCTGCGCAAGCTGATGACCGGCAGTTTTGACGACATGGCCTCGCTGCGCATCCGCCTCTCGACCATGCTCATCTATATGGGCTGGGCCGGGTCGGTGTCGTCGCTCGGTAACGTCTCCGCCCGCTACCTGGTCGGCGACGAGATCGACAAGTGGCCGGTGCAGCCGTCGGCCAAGGAGGCCCCTTCCCTCAAACTGTTCAAGGAACGTTTCCGGGCCTACCGTTTCGGGGCCAAGGTCTGGTGGATCTCCACCCCGACCCTGGTCGACGGGCCGATCTGGCATTATCTCCTGGCCGAGGCCGAGGTGCTGTTCACCTACCACGTCACCTGCCCGGACTGTCGGCAACACCAGCCGATGGGCTTTGAGCAGATCCGCTGGGATGGTGGCCGGGCCGCTGACCCGCGGCAGGTGGAGACCGACAACACCGCCCGTTATGTTTGTCTGCACTGCGGCGTCGAATGGGACGACCGCAGGCGGACCAAGGCCTTGCAGGCGGGAATCTGGCGGGCCTACGGCAAGGGTGCCGCCTGGGACAAGGACACCTCCGCCGGGAAGATCCCCTTGTCCGGTGATGGCCGCGAGCTGTTCGACTACCTGCGCGCCGTCCGGCCGACGAAGATCGCCTTTCATTCTCCCGGCTGGATTTCGCCCCTGGTGAGCAACTCGGAGATGGCCGCTGCCTTCCTGCGCGGCCTGAAAAATTCCGGCGACATGCACTATTTCGACACCCAGATCAAGGGGGTTGCCCATGTGCCGGTGCGCCAGACCAGAAAAGAGGATGCCATCTATGCCCTGGCCGACGATCGCCCGGACCTGCTCGTGCCCGGTGGCGGCCTGGTCGCCGCCCTGACCGCCGCCGCCGATACCCAGGACGACGGCTTTTATTACGAGATTCGCGCCTGGGGCTGGGGCAAATTGGACGGCTCCGGTACCGAGCAAAACAGCTGGCAGGTGCGCTACGGTTTTGTCACCTCGCTGGTCGAACTGGCCGCCGTCGTTTTTTCCACCCAATACCAGGACGCCGACGGGTTGTACTACCCGGTGCATCTGTTGGTCATCGACTCCGGCGGCCATCGCACCCGCGAGGTCTACGAGTTCGCCAAGCAGCACCCCGGCCGGGTCCAGGTGTACAAAGGGGCGTCCGGCCGCAAGGCCAACCCGCAGTCCTGGTCGGTCATCGACAGATACCCGGGCACCAAGCAGCTCATCCCTGGCGGGGTCAAGCTGCTGCTCGCCGATAGCCATTACTACAAGGACCTGTTGGCCGGCATGTTGAAAATTTCCCCGGACGATCCGGGGGCCTGGCGGTTTCTCGCCTCGGTTAATGCCGATGAGGTCAAGGGCGCCGACTATGCCGCGCAGATGTGCGCCGAGTATGTCGATGATCACAACCTGTGGCAGTGCCCGGAAGGCAAGGCGAACCATCAATGGGATTGTGCGGTGATGAATGTTATCGCCGAGGATCTTTTGCAGATTAAATATTGGCCGAAAACCGGTGAATGAGGTGGTGCATGAACGCAATTGTCAAGAAATTGGTACTGTCCAGGGAACAGGCGGCCAGCGGGGTCGACTACAGCGCCCGCAACGGGGCCGCATGCCCCTGGTGCGGCGAGAAAACCCGGATCACCACCACCCGGCCGTGGGAGGATAAAACGCGGATCCGCTATCACCGCTGCACCAACCCGCAGTGCCCGATCTCGACGTTGAACGTGACGATAAAATCAATCGAGGTGGATTTGACCCCGGATCCGGTTCTCGAAAAGAGCTGGTAATTACAAATAAAAAAGGAGGAAAATAGCATGGAGAAGAAAAGACACCTCACCCAGACCATCACCTGGCGGCCGATCGGCAACACCTGCAATTTCCTGCCCGGAGCCGACGAGGAGATCCTCATTTATTGTGGCTGGTTGGACGATGTGGTCAAGGGGGCTTTGGAGTACCCGGACGCCTGGCAGCCGGGCGATGATCCGCACAAATTATTGTGGATCGACATGACCTCCGGCATGGAGCTTCGCGACCCACAATTCTGGACGGAATTGCCCTTTCCCGGGCTGCTTGGTGCGCATGCGACCCAGTCGCCTTTTGTTGGGGGTGCGTGACATGAAGGAAAGGCCGATTTTATTCAGTGCACCGATGGTCCGGGCAATACTTGAAGGGAGAAAGACCATGGTGCGGCGGGTGGTATCGCCACAACCGAGCGACCATCATTGGTCCAGGCTGCCAGGCTATCGCCATAAAATGATAAAAATGGAAACATCAAAAGGGTTGTCTTTGCGGTCAAGCCATTTGTATACGAGCGCCGCTGGTTCGGTAAGAGAAGATGGCATTGAATGGTGTAATTTCCCATATGGCAACGTAGGTGATCGTCTTTGGGTGCGCGAGTCGTGGAAAACATATGCTACTCTTGACCACCTGCCACCCAGTAAAATCAAGCCATGGGGGCCGGGTATGGAATATTTAGCCGGTGGATCAAATGTCATGGGGCAGCCGTTGCACGGGATGGGTAAATCTCGTCCGTCAATCTCCATGCCGCGCTGGGCGAGCAGAATAGACCTGGAAATTACCGGCGTCAGGATTGAACGCCTAAACCAAATCAGCAATGAAGATATCCTCCGCGAAGGAATTAGAAGTGAGTCCTGTAATATCTGTGTGCATACCGGCGGGTCGGGCTGTGACCACTGTTTGTCTCTCGTCAAACCGTTTCGGGAGTTGTGGGATTCGATAAACGGCAAAACACCCGGTAAGACATGGGACGACAATCCGTTTGTCTGGGTGGTCGAATTCAAGCGGGGCGAGAAATAACATGAATATGCCCACCCCCAAATACTGCCCGGCCACCGGCAACCAGCCGCTCACCTGCACGCGCACGGGCTTTGCCGCCAGCTGTGCCAAGTTCCGCGAGCATGCCAACCGGAAATGGACCGGCAAGGCAAATCTGCCCATCTCGATTCAGTCGGATTACTGCGTGATCTGCCAGGGCAGGGTGCCGGACAATGTGACCTTTATCGAGATGGACGAAAAATATCAAACGGAGAAAATAATCATGGCATCATCAAAGAAATTCTTGGGAAAATGCGATTCTTGCGGCGGCGATAAGGTCCTCTCAAAACATTATGGCAAGTCGGTGTGCAGCTCTTGCCTGGCTTTTCGTATCGGGTGCAAAAGCCACCCGGACTGGGTTGTCGCCGCCTTGGAGGAGTTTGGTAATTTGCCTGTGGTCGATGGTTCCCATGTGCCGCCTGGGGACGAAAAACAAGCCGAAATTATTGAGACGGTCAAAAAAATACTCAAGGTACAGGCAAACGAGGATGTCCTCGAAACGGCGACTCGAAGAATGCTGGTGCTGGCCCAGCTGGAAGAATCCTACCTGCAAGAGGCCAAAGCCCTGTCCGATGCCGAAATTGCCCGCGACGATGCCGGGAGAATAGTTGACGAGCTGAAAAAGGAAAACCGTTTGGTCCATGAAGAAA